TTATATATCCGTTTTCAGGTACGGAGCCTTCGTCCGAAGAGTGCCCGGCAAACGTCGTGGGATCGCCAAGTTCCCCAATATTGGGATCACTTCCGTATGCGTATGATCTTGCCGGAGTGCCGCCCCATCCAATGACGGCCGTAAGGGTTTGGCCGGGAGTTACGCTAATTCGTGTCGTAAACACTTTGCCAGCGCTGCCGCCGCGGCCAACTCTGCCGCCATTACCGCCAACGCCTGCCGCATTTTCAGTTGCGGCTTTACCGTCCTGGCCATTTTCGCCGCCGCCGCCACCTTGCCCGCCGCCAATCAACACTATCAGCGCAGACGTTACCCCGGCAGGTACCGTCCACGTTTTGCTGCTGCTGTCGTTGTCAATTATTAATTGGTGTTCATAGTTGTTTCCTCCGGGTATGGGGGTGTAGTCCGTTAGAATGCTGCACCGTTCTTTTACAGTCGCAAGGCCAACGGCAGTTATTTCTTTTATGTACCCGGACAGTTGCTGTTTATACGGGCCGGTAAATCGGATCAAGTCGCCCGTTTTTTCCGTGTATCCGTTTATTTCTGTGTCAGCAATTTGCGTAGCGCCAAAATAATTAGCAATGCGCATGGCCACGTTTATGCTGTTTAGGTTGTTAACAAGTGTTTGGTCATTAAACTCTAAAATAGCGCTGTCGTCGTCGCCATAAGAATAAACCTGCTGCAGGTGCGTATAAGCCTTGCCGGTTAATTTCCCCGCGCCACTTAAAACCGCATAGTTTGCGCCGCTGGATAAAATCTGCAGCGTTCCTGTTGTTTGCAGATCATGTACCGGCGCCGTTGAAAACGTTACCAACAGGTTGTTTACCGCAACCGTTGCGGAGTTATCGAAAAGCACGTACTCCTGGTCTGTGCTGGTTGCTATATAGCTGTGTTCCGTCACGCGTACGGTGCCAATTTTTTCAATGGGTTTTATTGTGCCGTTTTCATAGGTCTTGTTGGCGTTTATAGTCCGCTGCAGCGTGGTGTTTGCGAAGTCGAAGTACACGTCGCCGTTGGCGTCCTTGTACACCATTACGCCGGTTGCAAATAACAGCTGGTGCAGGTTTTCCCGTGCGTCGCGGGTGTACGGCAGCCAGCCATATATGCCAATGTTGGCCACCATGCTGCTGCAGGTAAACGGGAATTTGCCGCCGATTATTTCACGGGCAACGGCCTGGAATGTCTGCCCGTTATACACGCCGCCCACGTGCGGCTGCGTGATTAGCAACCCAATAGCGCTAACGCCTGCGACGTCATATACAAGGCGGTTTTCCCGTTCAACGGGGACCGCGTAAAACTTGCCTTTTAGCACGCCGTTTACGTAATAACGCATTTCGGTGTTTATTGGCACGGTTGCCACCAGGTCTTCGCCCTCTGTTACCAGCTGGTAGTCATGGCTGCTGTACAGGTCGCAGTTTTGGTTTGATATAAGCCCGTAGCCTTCCCCGGCAAACGCGGCGGCGTTCAGTTGGTCGTACGCCAGCTCGTCCATAACGTAACTGGTGCGGGTAACTAAATCCACCTGCCGCAGTTGGTCGTTGGAAAAGTCATATAACGGGTTTCCTGGTGGTCCAATTAAAAGTCTGTGTGTATTCACGGCGTCACCTGCGGCTCAATGCTGGTAAATGTAATGTCTATGCGCCCCCACAAGTTGGTGTTGTGGTTTCTCCATTCCAAGTCTTGTTTTGCGGCTGTATAGACGGCCTCATATGAAACGGTCGTTTGCCCGTCAGCTGCATTTAGCATTACGCTTTCATCTGTGCTGTGCTGTACAAGGAAGTTCCAAAAGTTATCAAACGCAGTTACGTTTTTGGGGTCCCGGTAAACAGAAAAGCTATGGGACAGGTACGTGCCAACAATGGACCGTATGCGCCTTCCGGTTATGGCCGGTCCGGCGTTGGCATCTTCTTTGACTTCGAATGCGCGGCCAATTTTAATTACGCCAAGCACGTCAAACGAAGTCCCGTTTATTGATAAATACATGTGTTTTACCTCCGGTTCTGCAGGTAATTAATGCCGTGCACCGTATTTTCGGCCACGTTGCTGTTATACGTAACCTGCCCAAACGGTATGCGGTTTACCTGCATTACAACGGTTGTGTTTCCGCCGGTCGCCGCTGGCATGCCGGTTGTTTCGGTCCTGGTAATTGCCGGGCCTTCCGGTACGGGTGTGGGCGTTGGGATCTGCGGCGCGGATACGTCCGTAATGCCTTGGACCATCTGCCGCATACTGCGCTTGGGCGCTTCTGCGCTGCTGTCGATACCTTCCGCCAGGCCTTCGTCCACGTACGTGCCGATCTGCATAAACAGCTTGGACGGGGACCGAATGCCCAAAAAGTCCTTTACGCTTTGCCAGGCGTCTTTTACGGCGCCCACAACGCTGTCTTTTAGCGCTATGGCCTTGTCTTTTACGCCTTCGATCAGGCCTTCAATCAGGTTGCTGCCAGCTTCTTTTATGTCGTTCCAAAAGTCTTTAAGGCCCTGGCCGATACCGTCCACAATGCTCTGTACCAGGTCGGCGGCGTTCTGTACCAACGCGAGGCTGGCGTCATAAATGCCGCCCACAATGGCCAGCAGAATTTTGCCGCCTGCTATGGCCAGGTTTTTAACGTTCTCCGGGCTGGTTATGGCGTCAATCAGTTTGACAATAAACGTTGTAATGGCCGGTATAATGTTTTCGGCCGCGGTCGTTACGCTGTTTAACAGGTTTTCTATTAGCTGGTCTATGTCCGCATCCGGGTCCGCCAGTCCGGTCAACAGGTTTTCCCACGCAGCTTTTACCATGCCAATGGATCCTTGGATGGTGCTCCCGGCTTCTTCCGCGGTCGTACCGGCTATGCCCATTTCTTCCTGTATGGTGTGAATGGCCTGCGTAATGTCCGCGAAGCTGCTAATGTCGTAGTGAATGCCGGAGATTTTCTCCGCATCTTCCAACAGTCGCTGCATTTCTTCACGCGTGCCGCCGTACCCCAATTTGAGGTTGTCCAGCATCGTAAAGTTGCCCTTTGCGAAGCCCTGGTACGCGTTCTGTATGCTTTCAATGGCCGTGCCCATTTTGTTGGCGTTGTCGGCCATGTCGATTACAGCCTGGTTGCCATATTCAGCCGCCGCCGCGGTATTACCGCCCAGGGATTGCAGCAGGGACGCCGAAAAAGACGTAACCTGCTCCATGTATTCATTGGCGGATAGTCCCGCGGTCATGTAGGCATCCTGCGCGTATTGCTTTACGGTGTCCGCAGATTTACCGAAAAGGGTTTCAACGCCGCCCACCAGCTGCTCGTATTCGGCGTAGGCTTCTACGGACGCCTTGCCCAGGTCTACCAGGCCCTTTACAACGGCAGCCGTAGCCAACGCCGTAAACATCTTGGCCGCGTTGCCCGCTATGCCTGCAATTTTGCCCGCACCTTCCTGCGCTATGCCTTCGGTGTCGTTTACGCTTTGTCTAAATCCTGAATTATCGCCGGTAATGTCGTATATTACTTTGCCGTCGCTCATTTCTGCTCCTTATTTGCCGCCATCTGCAGCAGCATTTGTGCCATATTCCGCAGGCCGCTTTGCAGCTGTTCTTCCCGTTCTGCCTCGGTCAGTTCCAGCGCAAATTCCTGCTTTAGCCGTGCCAGTTCCGCCCGCTCCTGGGCGTTGTACCTGTTTGGTGCTGGCATTGGCTTGGTACGGATCTGTACAACCTCCATTAACCGGGTGTTAGACGGCAGGCCGCGCAACAGGGCGTTAAACTTCCACCAATGCAGGATGCCGCGTTGTTCCTGCAGGTCCATGCCGTATGCCTGCATGAATGCCGCATAGATCAACGGCCCATCCTGTATAAAGTCCATGCTCTTTTGGTGCGTGGTTTTGGCTGGCTGGAATAACAGCTCGGATACGGTCTGCAGCAGGCCAGCGTCCGTAGACGGCTTGCGCAGCAGGTAATAGCCCATTATTTCGGGCACCCGGTGCATGGGCACGCCCTCGACGTCCTTAAACATCGTCAGCACGTTATCGTATGCCGGTGTTAGGTCGTATTTGCGGCCCTTGTACGTGACCGAATAGGGCAGCGGCCTGTAAAATTCCTGCCGCTCCATTGTTTATGCCTTTACGCGCTTGCGTGCCTGCACAATGCTGTCCGTCAGTCTGTCCACGGTCGGATACACAACGCCGGTTAAGATCGGCGCCAGGTCATTTAAGGCGGTTAAAAAGTCGCCGCCGTACCAGTCGCGCAGTTCGTCCAGCGCCGCGTCCCCAAATACAATGCGCAGCAGTTCCCAAAACACACGGCCCACGCCTTCCATATCGTCTGCCGCCTTGTTCGCGATCATTTCCGCACGCAGGTGCTGCACGTCCTGCAGGCACTTGGATGCGTTGAACGTAAACGGCACAGATTTTACAAGCGTGTCGCCCTGGTACAGGTCTATGGTGTCCTTAATTAACGTGGTTTGTACTTTCATGGTTTGCCTCCTACAGCATTTGAAAAAAGGGGAGGCGTTAACCTCCCCAAATAGTTACCGTTATGCCACGGTGGGCTGTCCGTCGAAGCGGATTTCGAACGAGATTGCCGCGTCGTCGGTAGTTGCGCCGGAAAATTCCTGAATGTTGCAGATCGTGCAGGGCACCGTAATGGTTACGGTGGCGTTGGACGCGTTCGTGTATTCCAGCTTGAATGTGGTTTGTCTGCTGGTGTCCAGGCCGTATTTGTTGCCGAAGATAAATTCCTGCGCCGCGTCGCCCAGCACTCTGCGGCCGGTCAACGTCCATGCGGGTGCCATGCCCGTTACGTGGTTCTGTGCGAAGCCGTTGTCTTGCAAAAAGAAATACTGCTGCACAACCTCGTTTAAGGCTTCCGCAATATTGTCGATACCGTCTGCCAGTTCCGAATATACGGCGGCTGCCCCGCTGGCCGCGGTATTGATGGACGCGGACAGGTTATACATGGTAATTAACTTGCTGTATGCCATTTTTTCGTCCTTTCAGTTAGTACACGTAGGCCCGTACGCGAATGCTGGAGCCGTACAAATACTGGTTGTTTTCTTCCCGGTCCAGGTACGACGGGAGCGACACGGTTTCAATGTCGCATATTTCCCAGTTGTCCGTGGCCGGGTAGGTTTTCGTGGTTGTTAACGCCGTATGGATAGCGTTGAGGGCCGCCGATACGGTCTGCTGCCGGGCGTGCTTGCCGTTCAGGGTCAGCACGAAGTCGTACACAATGCGTTTGTTTAAAAACGTTGCGTTTGGCGTGCCGTTCGCCATGTAAATGGCTATGCCGTTATCAGGCGGCAGGGGACCGCGCACAATGGCTGCATACGGCTCCGTTGCCTCGGCCATGTCCATTACGGCGTCTATAATGTCGTTAATGTAGTCAGCCATTTTTCATTGCCTTTGTTATGATTGCCGCCCAGTCCTTTTTATGTTCCCCGGCTGCCTTTTCGGCCCATTGTATGGACGCGTTCGGGTTGACGTCTTTTGACGGTGTGCCGGTGTAATACTGCCGCCGTGCGTATGGGGTGTTCCAAATAACGTGCAGCGTGTTGCCGTCCATTTCGGTGTAGGCGCTACGCTCCAATATGTGCTGGTCCACCTTTACGTAATAGTTGCAGTCGGTCAATATCTGCTCACGGGCCGCAAACAAGCCTTTTTGAAAAATCTTGTCTACGGTCGCCCTGGGTACGGCCTTGAAGATCATTTCAACGCCACCTCCCAATGGTCGAATATGCCAAACTCGTTAAACAGCTTGGCAACGTCCACCACGGTGTATTGGCGGTTTTCAAATACCACGGTTGCAGGTTGCCCCGCGGCCTCGCTGGCGTCTTTTAGCGCCCACCAGTCCAGGGCGGGCACCGTGTACAGGCTATCCGCGAATAAAAGCGCGTTCAGCTGCACCTCGGTGTTGTCCTTGCGCATGGTGGTGCCGGACGCGGGCTGCACGTTTACGTGGTCCACCGGGTATTCGGCCCACGCCGGATGGTTCCAGCGGTCCACGCCGGTGCATACCTGCAGGGTTACGCTATGCGCATATACGTGCGCAGGTGGTTTGCGGCTCATTTACCACCACCACCTGTTCCGTACGTCCAGCGTATCCACGTGCCGCGACAGCAGGCCCGTTTGTTCCAGGTACCCGCGTGCTGCCGGTGCAATCATCGAATAGCCGCCGGATGCCGCCGCGCTGCTGCCGGATCCACCACGGCCCACCGATATTTTGCCGATGGTGTAGGATGCGTCCACGGTGCTGGCGCCTTCGGTTGCTACGCTAATGCCCTGCAGCACAAAATATTCCACCTGCGCGCAAATGGCCTTTTGGTACAACGTTTTAAACGCGGAGGGCAGGCTATCAAAGTCTGCCCCACGCGTAATTTGTGCTATAAGGTCCTCGGCGCGGGCTTCATACCGCGGGAATGCTGTTTCGGCTATCGGTTCGCCCAGGTACGTACTTGTGTAATAGGTGTAGTCTACGATAGCCATTTACGGCCTCCTTTATGCAGCGGTGTAGTTGACGTATACGCCAGCGGTTCTCTTGGACAGTACGAAGCAACCATAATAGAAGCGTTCGTAGTAAATCCACTTGCCCTTGTTTTCGGCGGTCGGTGCGGATACCATTGCGGTGTCGTATACCACGGGTGCCGCTACGGCGTCCGGGGATACCATGAGGAGGTTAACCTGTCCGGCACCGGTAGCAGGTGCGAAGCCTTCCGTATAGGTGAATGCAGTTTTCATCAGGTCGGCCGGTACTTCCACGATGGTTACGCCGTCCAGTTTGCCCACGTTTCTGTCAACGTTTCTAATGCCGGTGGCAACGTCAACAAAACGGGTGATACCGGCGGCCTCCTTCAGCACCTTATAGGTGGCCGGGGTCATATAGGCCACGATACGGTCACGGTTAAACCGTGCGTTGGTCATAGCGGCCAGGTAGGTGTCCCACTTTTCCAGGATGTTGGCAGCGGTGAGGGCGGTGGTGTCAGCTGCGGACGCAGCAATGGCAGCGGTCGCCAGGGTGCTGGCAATGTAGCTGTCCATTTCGGGGACTTTCTGCAGCTCGTTAAAGGTCTTGGTGATGTTGGCGACGGTGGCCACGCGGTTGGTTTCTTCCATGTCGAGCGGGTCGATCAGGGTGGACCATTCACGGTCCTGCGCCAGGGATACGTTCTGCCAGGTGTTGTTCCAGTTGCGGGAGAATGCGCCGGTGATGTTGTCACGATCGGCAGCAACCGCGCCGGATACTTCCAGGGAGGGAATTTCCACGTACTTGCCGCGCAGCGGTCTGTACTTGGTGCTGTTTTCGCCGTCGAAGATTGCCCCAAAATAGGACAGATACGGCATAGCGTTAGCCAGTTCCTGGCTATACTCGTGTGCATAGTTTACATTTGCCTGGGAAAATGCCATTTTAGTTTCCTTTCTGCTGTTCGTTTAAGCCATACTTCTTGGAATAGCCCCACAATTCGGTCATGCTGGCGCCCTTTTCGCCGGAGGGCTGCTGCCCACCAGTTCCGGCACCAAACTGCGGCTTGCCGGGCTGTCCGCCCTTGCCGTTGTCGTCGGTGGGGTTGAAAAATTCCTCAAAGTCTGCCCGCATTGCATCCAGCTGTTCCTTTACGGGTTTGGCGCCTTCGCTACGGTCTACGCGATCGTATACGGCGTCGAAAAATTTGGGCTTTACGCCTGCATAGTCCGCGCTGGTCCGCGCTTCCTGTTTCACCTTGTACGCGTTGTACTCGGTTTGCAGGGCCTTGTATTCGTCGCTGGCCTTTACGTCCACCGGCGGCACGTCTTTTAACGCGTCCGCCTTGGCCTGTTCTATGGCATCCTGCTTTGCGGCATTGGCCGCGGCCTTGGTTACGTAGTTGTCGTCGATTGCCCGCCCGTACAGGCTGTAAATCGCATCCACCTTTTCTTCCGGGGTGGTTTCGCTGTTCAGTACGTCTGTTAATGCTTTACGGGTAAAAATTCCTGCCATTTGTTTTTCGTCCTTTCTTGTAACGCCCGTTGACGCCGGGCGAGGTTGTTGTTGTGGCGCATAACGCTGCGCCGGTGCGTGCAAATAAAAAAGCGGCCTTCCGGTCGCCATCTGCCTGTTTACTTTTTCGCCTTTTTGGCGGGTTTCTTGGGTGCGGCGGTGGAATTGTCCACGGCCTCCTGTTTCGTCGCGCTATCGGGCTGTTTTTCGGGTTTTACGGCATCTACAAATGCCTGCAGTTCCGTGTCGTACATGCCCTGCATGGTGTTTACTTTTGCCACTTTTGCCTCCTCCTTTCACGGTATAAAAAAACCAGCCTGGTGGCTGGTCAATTTGGAATATATGGTTGTGCTATTCGGCGTCTTTCGGTTCGTAGAATTTGCATTCTGCGCCATCGTAATAAATCTTGTTCGGTATATTATCTTCGTACATAATGCAATAATGCGGCGTATTTTGTGCAGGCGGTTCCAGTAAAATATCGTCCCAATTCTGCCTAAATTCGTCGTACTGCGTATTATAAACTTTGCATTTATTGCATAATGCCATTTTCGAGTACCTCTGTTAACAGGCTTTCTATGTAGTCCGGCAATTTTTCGCCGTATTCATGTGCCGCAAAACACTCTGCGAAAAATTCCGTATATTTCGTGTTGCTATACGCGGATATGTTGTAAATGTCGCCCGTTTTACGCGCCTTTATAAAAGCGTCCTCCCACTTGTCTTTCATAGCCAAAATGGATCTGTTAAGGCTAATATTTGGGTTTCCGCGTTCGCTATTTATCATGCCGAAGTACTGGTCACTTAATATATGGCCATATTCATGCGTAACTGTTACTGCAACATGGTCTGCATAACTGTCTTGAACGCCCCAGCGCGAAAATTTTAGTTTGCCTTCCAGCCGCGTTACTTCTTTTTCTATAAATTCCGGCAGCCTATACGGGTATTTCTGTCTGTAATTGGCTATTTGCGCCTTCGCCACTTCTTGCGATAGTCTAAAATTGGTCAAATCTTCTTCAAGCGTTTTGCCCAGTTTTTTGCCGCTAATATTCAGCGTGTTTGCAGACGCACTCATAACGCCAGTCGATTTATTGCCAATTTCTTTTAACGGATTTATTGGATACTTGGCTGTTAATTCGTTTAGGCGTTCATTGATAATATTTGCGTTCTTTAATGATACACCATCGTAGTTTACTTTACCTGCAAATTTAAGCGCAAACTGCTCGGCTTCTTCTTTTGTTGTTGCTGGGGTAAATGGCGGTATAACTGGTGCAGGCGCAACAGGTGCCGCCGGTACGTCCGGCTTTATGATCGGCGCGGGCTTTACGGCCTTTACGGGCGTGGCCTGCGGCTTGTACCCGCGTGTGGCCGCGGTGGCCTTGCTGGATATGCTCCTGTTGTAACCGTACACCTGCAAACGATCTGTGCGCGGCGTGCGGCCGGTCTGTTTGCAGAATGCCGCATAGTCGGCCTGCGTCTGTTTCACCTTTTGGGACGCCAGCACGAAGCCTTCCTTGTCGCCTGCGGCATCGTACGCCAGCGCCTCGGTTTTGGCGTGCCGTACTTCCCGTTCTAAATACCGCTGCTGTTGGCTTTGCGCGTACTGCAGCGCGTTTTCCTGTTCTTCTTCGGGCGTCAGTTCCTGTGCACGCGGTACCGAATAGCCCGGCACAAACGTTAACGGGTTATGCCCGCAGTTAATGCCGAATAGGCCAGCGGGCTGGCCGTAGCTGGTTTCGTTAATGTTATGCACCTGGTATTGGTTGCCATACAGATCCTCGACGGTGTACCCGCCGCCGGACCACGAGCAAATCCAGCCCTGGTACGGTGCACACAGCGGACGGGCCGCCGCGTGCCGCGATACCTGGAAGGTGTCTACGCCGTATTCGGCAGCGCGTGTTTTCTGTGCCTGCCGCGCCACGTTGCCCACGGTGGTGCGTATATCCATGTTTATGTACGCTTCCGGCGTCCAATGGTGGCCGCCTGCGTCTATAAAGCCGGTTATACCTTCGTTGGCCAGGGTAGCAATGGCACCGCGCAGGGCCTTGGTGCGTGCCTCGTTTCCCAACAGGGTGCTGCCGGTCGCCGCATTTAGGGTGCGCTGTACCTTTTCCATCTGCTTTGCCAGTTCTGCCGCGTTCTTTGCCCCGGTCAGCGCTTCAATTTGCGCCGCTTCTTCCGCGTTTACAACCTGCTGTATAGCCATTTGGTAGCGGTTCTGCGTGCTCTGCAGCATGACCGTGTTTACCAGGTTCATGTCGTCCTCGGCCTGCGCCACGTAGGCGTCTACCAGGTCCCGGACGTGCTGCGACGTTTCCAGCGTTCCGGCGGTCGTTTTTACGTAGCCCTTGTCTGCAGCATTCTGCAGCATGGCTTCTTCGTCCGCCAGGCTGGTTTTTATGCCAGCCTCCAGCGCAGCGCGGACCGCATCGGCCTTTTGCCCGGTGTTGGCCGCGATAATTTCTATGCTTTCGTTGGTCAGTTGTCCCATTTCGGACAGCTTCAACGCTTCCCATGCCTGGGTAGCAAGTCCGCGCCCGGTCTTAAAATGCTGCGAGATATTTATTATCAGCTGCGCGGTGCAGTCCATGTACATCTGCTCCACCGGTTCCGATAATTCTAATATCTGCTGCTTTGTAAGTGCCATGCGCTATTCTCCCGTAGTGCTGAAACGGTCCACCACAAAAGCGTTTACCGGGCTTTCTTTTGCGATCTGTGCCAATTCGGCCTCCGCCGTTTCTTCCGTCATGCACAAGCCGTACGCCGGATCGGTGAGGGCGGTCCTTTTGCTGATAAGGCCAGCGCCCACCAGTTTTATTGCCTTGTCGTACTTGGTGTTGGTGTCCTCCAGCACGGCGTCCTCCATTGATACGGTTATTTCGTAGTCATTGGCCAGCGCCGCAATGCTTTTGCCGTCGTATTCCATCTCGTACAGGGCGCCCAGCGCTATAATGTTTTCGCAAATGCGCTTTATTGCCGGTATGATCTGCTGCTGGAAGTTTCGGATGGTCTTATACGTTTTGCTGTTTTCGGAAATAACCTCGGTGGCGGTTTTCAAGCCGTCGTGCAGGTCAAACGTAAACGTGCCAGCGCTAAAACCAACCTGCAGGCACAGAATAGACAGAAACGCATTTATGGCCGCCACGTGTTCCTCCACGCGCAGTTCTATGCTATTGTCCTGCACTTTCAGCTTGTCGGGGTCGTCGGTGTTCAGCGCTTCGTAGGTTTCGTCGTTCGGGTCAAAATAGCGCCGCGTTGCACCGCTTGCCGGATCCACAACAACACGCACCGCGGTTGCCGGTACGATAATACGCTTTTTGCCCAGCCTAAATTCGCGCACAAAACTGTCGAAGCACACGTCCAGCGCGTGCAGGGTGTCCAGGGCGTTGCCGTAAATGCTAATGCCCAGCGGGCTGTTGTCGTCCACGTTGTTGGCCACGGGCGTGCGGTAGTACGCAAATAACGACTTTTCCAGCCCGTCTATTTCGGTGTACGGCTGCAGGCCGGGGTAAATGCTGGCGAGCGGGTACTGATACCCCAAAATGTCCTGGTTTTCCCCGCTGGCGTTCTTCATGGCGGCTTTGTACAGGTCGTTCTTTACCACGTAGGTGTCGCCGTTCCAGCTGTGCCACTCGATACGGGTGTAATAATAGCCGTCTTTTGCTTTGCGATCTACGAAAAATGCCTCCGTAACGCCTGCATTGTCCCACGCGGTCGGCACAAACTGGTCTGCCATTGCATAGTCAATTACAATCTTGCCGGTTCCGGGCACGTTCTGCCCGCCTTCGCGCTTGAATTTGACGTACTCCTTTAAGGCACCGCCGCCCAGGGCGGCCGCCTGTTCTATGTGTTCCTGCATTTTGGTGTGGAAGTTGTTATGTTCCAGCACGTCCAATACGAATGCCTGCAGCGTTTCGTCGGATATGTCAATCTTTACGCCCTCGGACCAAATAAGGCCTGCCAATTCTGCGCATACCGCCTTGCCCATGTTCATGCGGTACAGGGTGCGCTTGGCGTCCTTGTCACCGATTGTGGGTGCCGGTATCACGTGCCAGGGCGTATACAGCCCGCGGTAAATGCTTTTGGCCGGGAGTATCGTAAAATTATAAAATTCACGGTACGCCGGTACGCCTTGCAGTTCGAATACGTCCCGGTATTCTTTGTTGCCCGTCATTATTCGTGCTCCTTTTTTCAAAAGGTCTAATAAGCCCATTTTTATCTATCCCAATTCCACCAATGTGCGCATGTCGCGTTCGTAGGTGTACTCCAGCGCGTCCAGGTTATCAATATTCGACGTGCCATTGTCCAGCCGCACGTCCTCGGTTATCTGTTTGGGGTCCCATACCGCTGTTGCCAGCGCGTCTATGGTGTTTTTTGCGGCCGCAGAAACGCGAAAACGCCCGGAGGCCATTAGTATACAGGCCGTGCGTATTCTGTCGTTTATGGGCCGTTTTAAGGCGTTCAGGATATTAACGCCCAGGCGTTCCCGTGCGGCAGCCGTGCGCAGGCCGTTAATTAGGGTCTGTTCTGCGCTGTCGCAGTAGACGTCCACAACAAACCATTGCTGTTTGCAGGCTGTTACGAAGTCCACGAAGTCCCGCGCCAGCCGTTCCGGGTCCAATGCGTCCGGGCATCGGTAGTCCGCCAGCACGATAACGTCCCCGTGCCTGGTAAATCCGGTGCAGCAGAATGCGTGCGCGGATGTGCCGCCGCCGAAGTCCACGCCAATTACGGCGCGTTGGATTTCCACGTGCCGTTCGCTGCGGTAGTCCAGCTCGGCAGGATCCACCAGGAATTTGGCCGGGTTGTCTGCAAACGCCTGGTAAATAAGGCCCTGTGCCACGGCCCGTTCGCCTAATATGTCGCGCCGATACCATACTGTGCCCTTTTCGTAGGTCGCTTCGATCTCCTGCAGGCGTTCCGGGGTTACGGTTGCATTGTCGTGCACCGTAAAATGCTGGTACAGGTACCCGCCGGGCAGACCGGTTTCCCGGTACTTGTCGATATAGTCCGCATATATTGACGCATTCGGGTTGCACGGGTTCAAGTCCCACAAAGTAAAAGGCCGCTGCGCTGCGATCTGCCGCCCGCTGGCCACCTTAATAAAGCTGCTGCGGCTGTCTGCGCAGTCGTAGTGCTCGTTTATTTCCGTTGCGATCCATAGCCCGTATGAGTTGCCCAGGATACGTTTGTAGCTGTCCGCTTTTGCGCCGCCTGCGAATATAACAACCTTTTCGCCAGTCTTGGTGCGGATAAACAGCGCTTCGTTGTCGCGGTACTGGCCCCACCTGCACCGGCCCCGGAAAAGGTTTTCAAGCCCGAAGCCGTTACAAACGCCAATATTCAATTTGGCGTTACCGATCGTGGAGCCGCTGGCCAGGTGGTACACGTCCGGGGTTGTTTCCAGGTAGGCCGCGGCCATTATGCAATGGTCTATCGTTTTGCCGGACCGGATAGCGCCCTCAGCAACGCACATTCGGCTTTTAATGCCGGTTTTTATGTACGCCTTGTGTTTTTCGCTGAATGTCCCCCATGGGATTGTTTGCCGCATCATTTCAGCAGCTCCACCAGCGGCGTAAGGTCCTCAATATCCGCTGTTATGGCAGTTTCCTGCCGGTCGCGCCATTGTTTGGGCTTGCGGTTCTTTAGCCAATAAATCTGCGCGGTTACGTCTGCTGGTATATGCTTGGAAGTCGTGACTTCCTTGTAGCCGTCTTTTTCGCTTTCCGTTATGGTCGTTTCTGTGACCATGTACCCCAGCGCCCGTTTGTACAGCGCATTTTCCACGCGCCGGTCGGCCACTTCCTTGCCATCGTCCAACGCTTTGCGGATTTTGTCGTTTTGTGCTTTCCAGTTAACCAGCGTTTGTCTACATACGCCCATATTGTGGGCAATGTCCGCCAACGTCAGCCCGTCCCGCGCCCATCCGGTTATCAGCAGCAGGGCGTCTTCGGTCAGCCATTTATCTATCATCCCCGCCACCGTTTACACCTCCGTGTTGGGCGTTCGTCCTACGTAAATACGGCTGCGCCCGCCCCAGCATGTTTTTATTGCCGTATCGTCCCCACTATGGCCCATTCCGTAGGAGGCACACAAAAGGCCGGGCAATTCGCCCAGCCTCCTGCAATATCATTATAGCGCATAAAAAAGTGCACCAACGGTATTTTGGTGCGTCTACGGGGTTGCGTGGCGCCTTTTAAAGGCATCGTGGCGGCGTTCTGCTTTCCTGCGCTTTTGCTGCAGCATGCGCAGCAGCGGTGCCGTGTCGCAGTTTGCGTACAAGTCGCCCGAATGCGTAAAAAATAACGTCAGCTCATAAAAAGACGTCTGCCCCATGCGGTTGTACGCGTTTATGGCGGCGCGTTGCGATCTGTCCCAAATGGTGTGGCCGTCTGCGGTGCATTCGCACAGCCCGGCCGCATAGCACTTGCACAGCTTTTCCCAGTCGTCCACCGCCTGCAGGCATACGGCAGCCGCCAGCGCCCTGTAACATCTATCCATCGTAAAGCCCTCTTTCCCTTGCAACCTGGTATATTAACCGCCTATTCCATTTGCGTATGGTTTCCGGCGAATAGTGCAGGCGGGCCGCGATCTGCTCCAGCTGCAGCCGCGGCGTGGTCCAGTAGTACAGCCGGATAAACGCGCAGAAGTCCGGACCGATACTTGCGCACACGTCCAGCGCCCGTTTGACGGCCCAATATTCCTGGTATGTGGCCTTGCCGTCTGCCTTGGCTATAAGTTCGCCCACCGGGTCCCCCGGCGTAGATCCGTGCGGCATGCCGGACAGCACCTGGGTTGTGTGCATGCTCAAAATGTCCTCGTACTGCGCGGCCCGTAGCGGGTAGTTCCGTATCATGCTTTTAACGTACGGCCACCAGCCGAATTTTACGCCCATGCGTTACGCCTCCGCCGGTACCGCCCTGCTGCAGAAGTCGTCCGGGTGGCTTTCCAGCCCGGTGCGGCCGCATTCGCCGCGGTTGTAATAGCTGCACGCGTTGCACTCTGTTACGTATTCCATGCGTGCGTCCTCGGTGTCCTTGCGCGGCACTTCAAAGATCGTTACCGGGCCGGTTCCACCTCCGCCACCGGCTGGCGTCCATTCGTCCGTGTTATTGCCGCCGCGCCCAGCATAAGGAGGCTCGTAGCCGCAAAATTTTGCCCCGGCGTCCATTGGCGCGTACGTGTTGCCGTAGCTGTTGCCTATAACTTTCTTCATTTTCTGCTCCTTCCCGGACCATTTACAGGTCCATACGTATCTGTGCTGTATGTTCTGCCAGGCGTTCGCTTGCCTTGCGATAATATACCGGGTCAATTTCGAAGCCCCAGGCGTCGTAATGCAGGTTGTAGCACGCCACCAGGCTGCTGCCGCTGCCCACGTGCGTATCGAGGATTTTGTCGCCGGGCTTGGCGAAACGTTCCAGCAGCTCCTCGTACAATGCCACCGGCTTTTGGGTAGGGTGGAAGCGCGGTTCTGCCGTTGTGCCCTGCGCGAACGCTTCAATCATGCAGGCATTTTTATTAAACGACGTCCAGGCGTATTCTACCGGCGCCATGCTAAAGCCCTTTAGGGGTATGTTGGTCTTGCGATACACCACGAAGCACCGCGTTGGCGGCAAATAAAAGTAATTCCCCCCCCCATATAACCTGATTTTGGGAAACGCGGAAAAGCTGCTCGAAGTATTCCGCGGGTGGTGCCACGTCCCAGGCTATTATGTGGTTGCCGTACTTGGCTGCCCATTGTCCGCCCCGGCGCTCCACGGGCTTTTCGGCTGCGCCGGGGTTATTCGTTGGCGCTTGTAGCGATCGAAGCGGCCGCCGAAACGGTTGTAATGCGGCTTGTTCTGCGTCTGTTCGCTTGTACTTGTCAAAAGCACCTCCGAAGCGGTTGTACCTGCGTTGCGGTGCCGTCGCGTTGCGGTGCCGTCGATGGACGCAGCAAACATGCCACCGAAGCGCCCGGATCCGTCGCCGCCCTGGCCGTCCCCGTAGGGCGGGTCCACTATGGCCAGTTCGAAGTAGTTGTCCGGAAAAGCCCGCAGCGCTTCCATGCAGTCCAGGTTATAAAAGCCTGGATTTTTTAGGGCGTCGAAGTCAATCATGATCCGGGCCTTTCTGCAGGGCGGTTAAAATGTCGGACAGGTCGCCGTAGTGCCTACCGGTAGGGTGGGCCGTGTTCATCATGCTCCGGGCACGATCTCCCACGGATCCATCGGACCATAGGATGTGCACGCGGCCAGGTGTTAGGCCGGTTACAACGCCAACGCAGGCGGCCTGCACAAATTCGTCGCCAATGCGCAGGCCGAAGCAGCTGTCAACGGTCTGCTCTTGTTGCTTTTTCTTTTCGGTCTTGTATTCTTCCCAGGTCGCTGCCAGGGCTGCCGCGGTGTTGTTTTTTAAAAATGTTTCCGGGTCGGGCACGTTGTCTGTAAAGCCGAAGGCTTCTTTTATGGTGGATAGTCTTGCGGTTGCAATCTCCACGGCCAGCTGATAGCCGTTTTCGAATGCTTCCCGGTACACCTTTGCCGCGATTTGTTTTGCAGCGTTCTGCAGCTTGCAGGCTTTGCCGTCGATGGTCTTTTGCATTTCAGTTTCGGAAAATTTGAACAATTCTTCGCGTGTCATTCCAGCGCGTCCTCCTTTCCGATCAGCCATTCATAGCCGCATATGGCCTTGTCTTGGTACTTGGCGTAGCGGTACTCGATCTGTGCGCCGCCGGATGTTTCCCAGCCGGGCAGCATGCAGATAATGTCCGCCTGTTCCAGCATGGCCAGGCAAATAGGCATATAGCGTTCCCGCGGCATTCCGGTTGGCAGTACCGCCGGGTTAAGGACAACATAGCCCATACTGCGCAGCGTTTCGGCGGCTTCCGCGAAAACGGGTCTATTTGCCGATTTTAGGCCGGTCATAGGTCCGGCAATATAAATTATCCTCTGCGTGGTTTTTAATTCACCACGGGCCGATTTTTGGCCTTTAACGGGCATCTGCATTTGCACCTCCACTTCTGCGTGCGCGGGCCGCCTTTTTCTGTGCCAGTTCGTTGGCCTTGGCGCGTTCGCGCCCGGCCTCCCGGCTGTTAATGCGTGCCTGTCTGCGGCGTTCTTTTCGTCCTGGGTTCTTTTTCATGTGTGCCTCCTAATGTAAAAAATATGGTGGTTTTTTCATTTAAAACGGCGCATTGGCCGTTAAGTGTAAAAGTTGCATGTAACATGCAGACAGCCCCAGGGAGCGGGCGGCGTCTATGGTTTAGGGCTGTTTGGTCGTTTTGAATGGTGTATAGCATCTTATCTTTAGGAGAAAATGCCGCCCGGTCCACTATGCCAACGGGCAAGCCTGTTGCCCGGTTGCATCGGTTGTTATTCGGTTGCGTCGTCGGTGTCGTCGTCGTTGTCGATCTCCACGCGGGTGTACTTGAATGCTTCCTCGCCGGGTTTCATTTTTCGCCGGTTCCGCGCCACCGTCCGCAGCATGCCGCGCAGTTCTCGTAAAATATCCTGGTACGGCACGTTGTTGCCAACAGCAAATTTGTCGATAATGTTTGCAATAGCCACAACACAGTTATGGCCATTGCCTGCAATCATGGCGCTGCAGCCGCTGTTTTCGTCTGCAATGTTCCAGGCGGCCACTATGCTGCCGTCGGATCCTTCGCGTTTTATTGCGATCTTTGCGGCCTGGTACATGTGCAGCTTTATTTCGTCGTTGTTGGTGTTCATTTATGCCTCCTGTATTCGGCGCCACGCTTGGGCGGCTGTTAAGGTTTCGGCGCCTTCGGTGTTTTCGTATAGGTGTGTATCTTTCATGGTGGCCGCCCTTGCGCCCATTATTGGTGTGGTTGTGGGCCGATATACCGCAGAATAAAGCGCCGTGCGTATTGTGGGTGTATCATGCTGCGCTTTACCTTGGTGTTTGCGGCGTCTATGTCGGCCTTGCTGGCGTATTCAATTACGCATTTGGGTGTATCCTCGATTGGTTCAAATACCAAATTGGCCTCCGGCGTGCAGTTTATAAACCAAAACTGTGTTGGTTTTCTGTAATAGTCGCCGTCTTGCGTTCGGTCCTTGTCAATCAATGCGGGCTTTATCGGGAAATACCGCTGCAGGTAATGTTGTGTGCTGTATGGGTTTTCCACAATTAGGCGGTGCCCCCCCCCGCATGGAAATAAGCACCAATTTGCAAAATTCTGTGTACAGGTAATGCAGCTCGTTATGGATCTGCATGGAATATTCCACGCGCCGATCTAATGGCCAGTTGCGTTGCGCGTAATTGTCGCCGCGCATCCATAGAAGGCTTTGGTCCTCAAACCGTGTACACGGATAAAACGCCATTATGAGGTCCTCCGGGGTCATGCGGTCAAATATGCTGGGTTGTCCGTCGTATGCCTTGTCGATCTCTGCAAATAGGTCGCAAACGTGGTCCGTTTGTCCGAAGTCGTTTAATATGTCGTAGTCCTTGGCGCATATACCCAGCTTTTCAAATTCCCGCTTGAATGTGCCGGATTGTTCAAACAGGCAATGTACGTTGCAGATGTTCATGGCGCCACCTTCGGCACACAGAAGCCTTTTTCGTTGGTCGTCCAACCGCCGTACGGTTTGCCCTTCATGTAATGCCACGGGCCTTTCGGGTCGTCTATGCGGTATCTGTTAAGGTCAGGATTGGCCCACGGTTTCCATACCACGGCAGGGTAGCGACGGCAGTAGTCCGGGAATTTGCCCTGCAGGTTGTTGTGGCGCATGTCGTCCAGGTAATGCACGTACGCTTCGTGGTGGGTATAACATCCGTTGTACGGGTGGTGCTCCGGCAGATCCTGGCGCCGGTTGGCAGCTTGTCGGTTGCTTTCCTGTTCGCTGGCCTGTTCCTGCCGCATAGTCTGCAGCCGGTTGCGCACCATTGATATGTCCGGCGCACCGCCTTCGTATGTTTTGATAATGGCCTTGTAGGCGGTCTGCACTTCGTCCAGGTGGTACCCGTCGAAGGCGCTTTCCAATACGTCCAGCAGATCGTCCCGGCGCTGGTCGGTCATTTTGGCCGAATACTGGCGCGGGAAAATGTTTTGCAGCCATGCCAGCAGCTTGGCGCATTCATCTATGCTCATTTCGTCTGCGCTCCTTTACGCGTTCTACGCTGGCCCGCATTTCGGGCGTTAGTCCGTCCGGATCTACGGGCGCGTCTGTTTTGGTGGTGTTGTACTGCGGCTTCCCGTGCCATGTCCGGCACAATGCTTTCCAGTTCCGCACGGGTGTGCCTGCTTTTGTTACCCAGCCGTTGGCCTCGTAGTAGTTCCAAAATGCATCTGGGTCCACGTCCAGGTTATTGTCCAAAACGAAGGTGGCCACGTCCCCAGCCGAGGCAGGGACCTCCCCGCGTGCGCGGTTCTCTCTTTCTTGGGGATATGTATATATCCCCTTCTTATCATTCTTTGATTGTTG